GAGGCCATGATTTTCGATGCGAATACCAAGAATCTTCCGCGTGAGCAAGTGTTTTTACTAGACCCCCGACATGCCGCTCAAAACGACGACATTCCGGCGATTTGGCGTCTTGCGCGGAGGCTCGTAATCCACGGCGACCAGGCCAGCGGCGTCCGCAGCATGGCTCGACCAGTCATGGCATGGCCCGAGTCCAATGCTTCGGTTCTCGTCTCGCTTTTCGTGATACCAGCCGAGCGCCAGCCTTCCCGCCTCCGTGGGCGTCTCGTTGAACCAGCATTGCGGGAACAGCTTCCGTAGTCTCTCGATTCGCTTTGAGGCCGCGCCAGAGCCGAGATTCGGAACGACCTTCACATTAAATCCCGCGCCCTTGATCGCGCTTTCGTAAGAGACGCTGTAAACTTTGTCATTTGCCGCCCCGTCATGCGGAAGCACGCAGAGCGCCTTCGCGTATCCAGACTCACGCAGCCAGGCGAGATGCTCCGCGAGAGGCTGGCCGACCGCCTCGTAATAATCGAGCCAGCGAATTTCCAGCCCTACAAATTGCACGATCCAGATCGCGCATGCATCGGCCTTTGCGCCAGTCCCGCCGATGTCGAAATACGCGCGCACGGGCAGCAATGGATCGGCTGCCACGCGACCAATGCGCCCTTCCGTCTTTGCCTTCGCGAGCGATGCTGCGTAGTAGGCACCATTCACGGCCGTCACATATCCACCCTCCCACACGTGCTCGTATTGGTCGGGGAAAAGCTGCAAATCGCGCAGCCTCTCCTTCTCCAACTCGTCAGGAAACCACGGATTGTCCCGCCAATTCGCAGTCACCAGCGCCACGCTTGGATCATCCGCAGCGACGCGAAAGAATTCGTCCACGGCGTCCGTCTTTCGAGTCGGGTTCCATGAGGCCCAAATCTGGCTTCCCGGCTTGCGAATCGTCGGCCTCAAGAGCGACAGTGATCTTGCCGAGAGCGTCTGTGCTTCCTCAATCCACGCGACATCGAATCCCTCGAGCGACTTGATGCTCTCAGCATTGAAGTCTCGCATACCTCGAAAAATGATGATGCCATCACCCGGCGTCCGAATCAGCGACTTCTGGCAGTCGAACGCGGCGGAGACACCGAGCGAAGAAATCTTGTCCTCGATGAGCAGCTTCGCGCTCTCCGAGAGGTCTTTCATCACCTCGCGCACGCAGACTCCCCGGAATCCAGGCTGCATCAAGGCGCGCTCGACCATGTTCTCGGCGAAGAAATGGCTCTTACCACTTCCGCGCCCGCCCTTAGCGCCGAGAAAGCGCTTTCCCTCTTCGAGCAATGGCGCGAATACGCGCGGGGTCTTAATGGTGAGTTCCATTTCCAGAGTCCACGATCACGCGTTTGATCTTCTGCACTTGCACGCTTCCACTCACCTCGTGCTCCACCTTGTCTCCGTAGCGCCGAGGGTCCCACTTCGCTAGGAGCTTGAGGCGGGTTTCGACGCGCAGGCGTGAGCGAGAAATCCATTCGCCATCTGGAACCTCTCCGTGCTCTGTGAATTTTGTATCTCTCCCCGTTTCGTCTGCGATTTCAAGGCAGTCGTGCGCAATGCAATCAAATCCATCTTCCCTCGCGCGCGCGATGCGTTGGGAAAACTCACTATTCGTCTTTGTCCAATCCCAAACAGTAGTCCTGTCCGGCATCTTCTCATCGCGACAAATGACGGCCAACGGCTCACCGCTCGAAAGCCGCTCACAAATCTCATTCGCGAGTGCCTGAGTAAATTTCGTCGGTCGTCCTCTTTTGGCCACGGGTCTAGTAAAATCAACTTGACACACGCCGTCAAGAACCCCCTTTTGATACCCCCGTATCCCTGAGTTCTTCCCCGCCGAACTTTCACTCGACCGAACGCGGAGCGTCGGTCAGTTTGGCGTTAAGCGGCTTCAGTTTCACCGACCTCGACGCTCTCGCGTTTGCAGTTGATTCCGAAGTCATCCATTTTTCCGTAGCCTTCGAGGAAGTCGCCGTTGAATGTGACGATTCCACGTGCGTAGCTTTCGGCGATATACCTCATGTGGTCTTCGACCGTCTCGCACTCATGGAAGTGCTTACTGTAGTTTTCCATGAACTCTGGCGTGAATCTGGATTCATCCACGGTCACGGTGATTTCCTGCGTCACTATTATTGTTTTGGTCATATTATTTTTTGTTTGTCGTTGTTCGCCGCTTAACAAATCACTGCAAGAAACGGCGGTTGGCCGTCTCCATTGCAGTCCACGCGCTATTGTCCGCCGTTCTTGAGTTCAGCGCTAGGCAGAGTCAGCGTTGCAGCCCACTCGGTTTCGCTTTGCGCGATTTTTCCGTCAGCTCGCACCATGTAAAAGCTGTGCGCGCCACATTTCGGGCAGACCGTTGTGAAGGAAAAGATTGGCGATTTACGGTTCCGCTTTCTTGGCCTGTCATCCTCGCTGTGAACGTGTTTACAGCGGCAGCATTTGACCGGCTTTTTGACCTGCCTAGCCAGGCCCTGTAGCGCAACCTTCGGCCGCGCGGCGTTAGTTTTGGTAGCCATATCTATTCGCGGCCTCGGTTGCTAAGGTTGGCGCTAGGCGTAGGCACGATCCACGGGCGATCTTCCGGGCGGTCACCGACGCGGCGATTTACTCTGTTTCGATAGTTGGCTGCGGTGGCGAGGCTCACATTTAGCGCCATTGCCATTTCGCGGGTGCTTTTGCGTGCGAGCATTAGGTCGTGGGCTCGACAGAGATATTGTGGCCAGTTACCACGCCTAGCCACCGGTTCAAATTTGATGATATTACTCATGCCGGTTCGCTCCTCTTGGCGCTCTGCGAAGGCCATGTCGGTTTCTCTCCAACCAATTCGGCCAGCTTGCATGCCGCTAGCTGCGTGTTGTATCTTCCCTTCGCTCTCCACCAGTCCTGGACAGCGTGCGCCAATATGACGTATCTGGCATTCATTTGGCCGAGTTTTTCATTCGCATCGTTCAGCCGTTGCCGCGTTTCGCAAAGATCGGTTTGGTCTGTAAGGTCATTATCGTTTTCATATGCGTAGCTATCGCACGCAAAGAAAACTCTCCGAGATGGCTGCCCAGTTTTAGTCCTCGGTGCACCGCAGCGCGGACACGCAGAGCCAGTCGTCGCAGCGCAACCACTAGCCGCCACGCTGTCAGCTTCGGCGGCGCTTGTTTCTGTTGGGAGGTCGATTTTGTTAGGCATATTTTTATTAGGCTAGTGGTTGCTGGACTTTGCGTTCAGGGCATTAAGGAAGTCCTCTCCGATCTGGCTCACGAGTTCGAGGATTGCGTCTTCGCGTGTGGCTCCGAAGCCGATGCGGTATCCCTCATCGTAAAGTCGGCAGTGATCGGCCATCATTTCAGCGACCGACTTTTTCACGTCACACGGGAAGGGCAGGATTGCCAACCACGATTCCTCTAAAGGAACTCTGTCGGAGTGGTGCGTCCTCACACCCTTTGAGAGCGCGAGATCGATTCGGTTCTTCCGCCACTGGAGCCGCGGGCTTAGCTGTTCTGGCACCTCGAAGAGTAGCCCTGAACCAGGCGCTTCAGCAGGCAACCCCGGCCGCTCAGTGGTGGAATTTAGATTTTGGCTCATAGTCTTAAATTAGGATTGGCGCTCGCTCCCGCCGGGGTTGCTGAGCTTGCCGTTAGGCCAGTCTCGTTTCCCCATTTTCGAGTTGCTCATAAACTGAGAATAAGAGCGGCGATTGCTCTCGGCTGCGTGCGTATTCTGGCAGGTCAAGATGAGCTTGCGCCGCAGTTGAGTAGCGCGGTGGTCGTTTGGAATATATTCCAGGACCAGAGATGAAGAATGAGCCCTTGCAGTCTTCGGCATGGCCTAACAAGGCGCTGGACGACGAATCGCCAGAAGCGCGCGGCGATTTTTCGACGGAGGTTTGATTTAGTTCAGCACTCATTTTCGTATTATCGTTCGTTTTTCTGGCGATCCGTCAGCTCTGCGCTAGGCGGCTTGGTCGCCAGTTCCACCACGCTCCACTCGACTCGCATTTCGGGGAGCATCAGACCTTCCGGCGTTTCCTCGAAGCTGGCATCTTCCACCACTAGCGCGAACGCATTGCGGGAGTAGTCTGTCCAGACCCCGACCATTCTCGCCGTTTCCGGCACGCCGAGCGGTTCTGGCACTCGCACGTATTGGTTGTGCCACAGGCCGCGCGAGAGCAGCGCGAGCACATAGTTTTCCGGGACGTATATTACACGTCGCCGCCTAGCCATCCGCTGGTGCGCAACTCGCCCCTCGGCTTCGTTTTGGATGTCAGTTTCAGTCATAGAGTTTTCTCCTTCGGCGACGCGCCGCTTCCGGGCGAGTTGCACAGCTCTGCGTTGGGAAGAAAATGCGCGTCATGCGCCTTGATCCATGTCTCGGCGACTTCCCATCCGCGCTCCTTGGCTAAGTTAGCCATGATCTCGCGCGCTGAGAGAAGGAGTTCTCCGATTAACCGCACGCGTTCGGCGTATTGAAGGGCATCGCCCAGCTCTTCCTGAAGATGCCGCGCCCATTGCGCGGGGTGCAAGTCGCGCCGGTCCATCGAAGCTCGGTATTTCTGGCGACCGATGCGTCCGCGCTCGCGGATCAATTCCACGACCGCGTCTTCGATCTCACTTTGTGATAATTCCATAATTAGCTTTTCGCCCTCCAACTTTCCCACGTGCATTCGATGATGAGCCCGTGCTCATCGATTCGAGACAGGATCGAGTCACTCGTTGTGCGCCGGAAATCGGCCTCGTCCTGGTTGCTTAGAATGATCGTGTCTTTTCGCGCGGCGTAGCGACGGTCAAGGATGTCCGTGAGGAGACGGTTTTTAATTTGAAGATCCTCGCACTCGTGAACCTCGTCGATGAACGCGAGGCTCGGCGTGCGGCAGAACCAATCTCGAGCTGACGCGAGCGCATCCATGTCCACGCTGCCCATGTTCCCGTAGAGCGGTTTGTAGCGCTCTACGAGGCTCTGGAGCTTGCGATATGGAGGCTGGCGGTCCCACGGAGGCAGTGACTCGTTTTCGGCGCGGTCGAGCGCCATTTGCGAGCAGATCGTCGTCTTGCCGGTTCCGCGTGCTCCGATGAGGGCGATGATCGCGCCAACTCCACGACAAAGTTCGAGGCACTTCTCGAACGCCATCTCCTGCGGCTTGCAATTCCAATCCGTAATCCGCTTGCGATGACGATCCGAGAATCCAGCATCGGCGAGACGTGGGAGGATTTCGTTCTCCCAGCGATAGGCGAGAAGCTCTTCGTCCGTGCGGCTCGGGAGGTTGGCGAGAAATCCCACGTCGAATCCAGTCTCACGCGCTGCTCCAATTTTGGCCACAGGGATCGTTTTCTCGACCTCCCTGCATTCTCCGCCCTCGGAACCCTTTGGAACGCCGCACGTCGCGCAAAAACTCTGGCCCTCAATTTCGGTCCATCGGTGCGCGCTCATTCGTCGTCCGTTGGCCTCCATGCTTTCGGTTGCTCGCCGGGGCGGAGTGCGATGGTCTGCGCGGGTTGTCCACCGCGGCGCTTGTCGAACCACTCCCACTCCACGCCTTGCCAGCCGTTCTCGATGCTCATGTTGAGCGCCGCGATGGCATCG